ATGTTCTTCTTCCCGTTCCCGTTCGAGACTGTTCGCTCATATCGTGAGCAAGGGTTTAGCGATGAAGAGACACGTCGTTTCATCAAAGCACGACCAGAGCGGCCCACGGATGAAGATTTCCAGGGATGGTCAAAACATGACGTTGCCGAATACCTCATGTTTTTGGACGGAGAGGATCTTCCGGCCGCGACCCCGGATTCCGCCCCGGCGTCAGTCGTGATTCACAATCACTATCACGCCCCATCCCCGGATCCCTCTCCCGCCCCGACGACGCCACCGGCCACCGCAACGACGACGCCACCGGCCCCCGTCACCGCCGCGTCCCCGGATCCCGCCCCCGCCGCCTCACCGGCGTCAAAGACGCCCCTGATCCCTTACGCCGAGGATCTCAATGAGCGTCAACTCAAAGGCAATCACATCAACGACGGATCGGCCCGAGATTTCCTTCGTGCGTTGAACCTTTTCGCGGAACTCACGGGGATCGAGTTCGTCGAGGACATCACGCAAGTCAGTCTCACGAAGTTCGTTGACCTCATGCGTGAGATCCCGAAAGATTCACGGAGATCGGAGAAGCAACGCGAGATCCCGATGTTAGAGATCATCCGTGACGCGATCGAGAATGACACGCCGAGGGGCCTCTCCGTGACGACGATCAACAAGAACCTGGTCCACGTCGGGAAACTGATCCGTCACGCGAAAGCGGATGAGAGCGTGAATATCTCGCAACGGATCAACCCGTCGATCGTCCGGCCAAAGGACACGGAGAGCAAGAAGGACAAGCGGGTGATGTTTTCTGGTGATGACATCATCAAGATCTTCAAGCACCGTCTCTTGAACATGTCCGCCGAAAGAAATGAACTCTTCTGGATCGCTCATTGTGCGGCCCTGTCCGGAGCCCGGAAAGAAGAGATTTCTGGACTTGCTCATGACGAGGTCAGGCAAGATCCGGATTCCGGGATCTGGTTCTTCGACATAAAACCTAATGATTTTCGAGGGCTCAAAAACGGGCAATCGAAACGCCGGGTTCCGGTCCATGATGATCTCATCAAGATCGGCTTCATAGACTATGTGAAGAGCCGCCAGAGCAAGCCCGGGCTTCTTTTCGATGTCCGCAAAAAATCAAAGAATGCGGCATACGGAGATTTCTTCGATTATCGATGGAGAAAGGCGATGACCGAGTCGATCGGATCAGGTCACGGGAAAACGTTCCATTCGTTCCGACATTCAGCGACGCAACATCTTCTCGATCAAGAGGTCATCGAGGCGACCCGGGCCGCGATCTTCGGGCATGATTCCGGGATTGAGGGCGGCACATATGGCGGGGACTGGAATCTCGAAACTCTTCAAAGAGCGGTGAATCTTCTTCCATCCGTTCGCAATAAATGAAGAGCAATCAATAGGAGAATACGATGAACGAAAAATACATCAACGCGATACAAGAGGGCGTGAGGGACTCTGTGAATAATCCAAAAGAAGACATCACGAGCGACAAGTTTGAGAATGACTGGATTGATAGCGTCATCGATTCAATCCGCGACACGGGGATGTTCGATGATAACATGACCCATGAAAAATTCATTGACGAAATGGGAAAGGGCGTCAGTTTTGATCTAAAAAACAACAAAAACGTATCCGCTTATCTTCGCATAAGAAATGGCATTGCGACCTTTGGCGTTAACGATCTTCGCCTTCAAGTTCTCGGAGAGCATCATCAAGCGAGAATCGATAACGAAAATGAAGTAATCAAACTCATGAAGATCATCGGGCGTGAACTAAAAGGAATGGAATAGGCCCATTCCATCAGTGAGATAGTTAATCGACCCGGTTCACGGCGTCACCGACTGCTTTGAGCCGGGTCTTACAATCCGCATGAGCCTCATGAAGATCGACGATGTAAACGCCGACGTCTTTTTGAGTATAATCCCCATCCGGCTTCTTCGGAGAATCCTTACATGTAAGGAGATTTTCCGGGATCCGGATCGGTACGACGTTCGGATCTCGTGAGCACCCTGAAAACGCGAGGATGATCATCATCAATGCGATGAGTTTTAAGACGTGTTCAAGTCTCATTTCAGCCTCCCGATAGCGTCACGCAACGCGGGGGCGACCTCACCGTCACGCTCCGCCGGTTCGTTCCGGATCTCATCTCTCATCTCGTCATAAGCCCGGGCCCGATCCGCTTCCGCTTTCGCTACGGCCCGCCACGCCTCTTCGAGACGTGTTTCGATCTCAAACGCGTGTCTGCTCATCTCAAAGATCTGTTCTTCGAGATCATTGATCTTCATGTGCTGAACGAATGTGAAGCAAGCAAGTGCCGCTGAAACGATCAGTGAAATCCTTTGAATCATTGTTAATAGCATACCATAACCCTCCCGCCGCAAAAAATATAAAGACACCGACAAGAATAGTTCGTGCGAGTTCATCGAGATGCTTCATTGCGATTCGTGCTGCTTCACATTTACTCATCCTTGACCTCCCTCTCTTTCGTCTCTTTGAGCGATGCTCCAAGACGACCTTTCAGAAGATCAATGATCGTCCCTTGAAATGCGATCCCTGAAACGCCAATAAGAAACCCTCCGAGAGCCATAGCCGGATCTCCATCAACCCCGAATCCATTCGTCAAGATCGGGGCGATCATGATCGGCCCGAGGTAAACTGCGGAAATTGCTCCCACGACTAAACATAGCAATCCGTTTCGCCAGGAAAGTCGGTTCGTTACCCAGTGAATAATGCCTCCGAGAAGACCTGCTATCGCTGTCATCTCAGCACCCTCCGGAAAGAGTCTCATGCGATCACCGCCTTCTTAATGATAGTTTCATACTCGTCATAATATCCAGCGAGACTCTTTTGAAGTTTCGCGTCCTTATAATCGCCGTTCACGACCCGCCTCATGTCCGCCCTTGTCCTGAAATCCGCGAGTCGCTTGCCGGTGAAGATGCCCTTGATCATTCCGACCGCCGCGATCCGGCCCGCATTGTAAGGATCGAGAGCCTTCGCCGGATCCGAGACCAGATCCACCCCGATCTCTTTTCCAAGCCGATCGTAGTTATATTTGTGCGTGAGTTGTATCGCCCCACGTCCGAACCAGTATTTTCCGGCCGCGTCCTTTCTCCAATACGGGGTTTTCACCCAGGTCATAACGCCGCGGCGAAACGCCGAATCGAGGCGGGCCGCAACGGTTGAATCGGACGGGTTTTGATCAGCGTGAGACGCGAAAACGGTCTCTTTGATCGATGCGAGACGCCCGCCCGCCTCATGATGACATTGACCGAAAATCACGGAGACATGTTCGACACTCGTGACCTTCTGTTTCTCGACCTCATCGAGAATCCCGTTCGCGACATCGACCGTCATTTGATTTAGCCGACCGGCATTGAATTTCGACGCTCTCAATGCGTCAAAGAACTTCTTTCTGTCTATACGCATCAGGGGGCCCCGCGTTTCCATTCGCGGGGGTATTGAGGTCCGAGCATGCGTTTTCGTCAGTGATACGTTGTTTATTTCATTCTATACCGAATAACGAATCCAACGCTTCCGGCGTCATCCCGATGTGTTCAGCACACGCGAGGATGATCGGATCCATTCGAGAGATTGTCACGGCCCCGGCCCACCGGACGCGGTTCTCAAACCGCTCTTCTTCGCTCATCGCGTTGAAGACGGGCATGAAGCCCGGCGGGATCGCCCCGGCCGCCGCTCCGATAGCATCATCCTCACTGATGATTCCGGCCCTGGCACAAGCGACGCAAAACGCCGTCCGCGTCATCGATGTTTGAGACCTCACGAGATCGAGTTCAGTAATCGCATCATATGTGTCGATCCACCCCCACTCTTCATAGTCAAAAACAAATGATGGTCCCGGTGACGGCGGTAGATCAAAAACCGCCTCATTATCGTGATCGACATACTGAGAAGTGAAGTCATACCACCCTTCGACATAACCCTCATCATCACTGATGAGAGGGATTATATCGTCAATCGTCTCGCGAGAATATCGAGCCGTGATTTGACCGGTGCTTGTCTTATAAACCGTTACGTCCATTTCCTGCCTGCCATTATTTATATGATCTAAAAACAAACATATTGATGTTATCGATGTAGAAGTTCGCATTAACCGGAGTCGTGTTCGGCGGGACACCTGTCGTTCCATCGATACTCGTGTACATTACCCGGATCCGGTGAGTTCCGGCCGAGAGCCTTGCCGTCCTCATGAAATCAAGGCTTCTCACGTTCGATGATTGAATCGTGTCTCGCGACCGACTCAATTCAACGCCGTCAATCGTTACCCATGACACGAGCGTTGCTGATGTGTTATTTTTTCTCACTTCGAAATAGCCGCCAAAGATGATAGCCGCTTCTTGTGAGAGGGTGAAAACCATCTCATGTGCGATAGCCCCCGTTGCCCCTCTCACTAAGTTCTTCGTTGCGACTTCATCGATGATGTGATCAGTGATTGCCCGATCCTTAATGTTGATCGTGTCAACCGTGAGATTCGCGATCTTTGCTCCCGAAATCGTTGCGTTAGCGATCTTCGCATTCGTGATGACCGCGTCATTGATTTGAGCCGCACCCGTTATGATACCGGCCGCGGCCATCAGACCGCCGGTTATCGTGTTAGCGGTGATCTTGTCACCCGAGATTGATCCGTCCACGATGAGTTCACCCCGGCCCTTAATCCGGATAATCGGAGTACCCATGAATGAATAATCTCCGCCATACGATGACGGCGGGATGTTGAAATACATCCGGACTTGAGTAGTCCCAGAAGGGGCGAGCAATGATCCGGAGAGCGTTCTCCAGCCAGTCTGTGCTCCATTCGTTGCCGTGCTTGCCGCGACGAGTCCGCCGTCCCTATTGAGAAACTGAAGCACGATCCGGATCTCTGCGGCTCCCGCCGAAAAGACTTGACCCGAATAAAAATACTCCTCTCCCGCTTTTGCGGAAGACGGCTTCGATACGATAACGGTTGCTGTTGCTCCCGCGGCTTCAACGCGAAAGCACCCTTTCGATTGAAGAGCCGGAAGAGCCGGATTAGGAAGATGACTGATGTGAGCGGGAGCGACCCCGGTCCATGATGACGCGTCTTGAATCTGGTCATCCGGTACGAGGTTCGTGAAATCAGTTATCGCCATTTTTGATGCGACAACGGATCCGGCCGCGAGTTGGTCAACGCCTATCGCTCCGGCCGCGACCTTCCCGGCAACGACCGAATTCGCTCCGAGTTTGTCAGTCGTAATAGATCCGGATGCCAACTTCGGTGTCGTGATCGCGTTGTCAGTGATCTGCGTTGCGGTGATCTGCCCAGTCACATCGGAAGCCGATACGGCCGCCGTCCACGCCGTTCCTGTCCATCTGTAAAGTTTGCTATCAGATGAGAGTACGACAAGGCGTCCGATCGTGTTTCCAGACGTAGGCAATGCGGTCACGACGCGAGGTATGCTGATACCTTGAGCGAATGCTGTCTCATCAAGAGCACCCTGAAGATTATCTTGAACGAAGTTCACCCAGGCCGTTCCGGTCCACCTATACAATTTGTTATCTGTTGTGAGATAGACCATCCTTCCGATCGTGTTGCCCGTCATCGGAAGCGTGGACATGTACTCGATCGCCTTCATCCCTGCGTCTTCGAAGAGGCCCCTCACTCCGTCTTCAAAGTCGTCCTCACCGATAAAAACGGCGGGCGTCTTCGCGTATGCCCAATCGCTCCACGTCGAGTCCCGACCCTGAATCTTCGCGAGTGCTCTCACCTCATATTCAGTATCAGGAAGGATCGATGACGCTATGATCGCGTTAGATGTCGAGACGTCAGGCACTGATCCGTTCATGACGACCGTCAAGTTTGATACGAGCCTAACCTCATACGATATCGATGAGTACGGGGCACCCGATGACCAGGACAAACGCAAAGCCGGACGGCGTGCTTTGCCCGAAGAGTCTTTGATCGACGTTCCTTGTACTGACCACCCCCGGACTCCGGAAACGGCGGAAGGGTTGGGCCGCACCGAAGGCGTTGACGGGAGTACACCATCACTAACGGCGTCATAGTCGTAGTCAGCCGGGTCACGCTCACGCAACGCGAGCGTCACGTTCAATGAATCCGGTGAGATGATCATTGATGTGATCTCAAAGAGTTTCGAGATGTATCCGTTCTCGACACTCGTCCAGCCGATCGTTTGAAGCGGCATGAGCGAGAGGGCCCAGGGCCCCACTGTGATGATGTGTCGTCTCTGTCTTCTGTTGTCCGCCGCGTACTCGCGGATCAGTCTCCTCACCTGTTCGGGATATGGCACGGCCGAAAGTTTTAGGTCAGCGAGCAACTCACGCCCATCGTCCTGTGCGATCCATTCCGCTTTCTTGTAAGGCACCGCCTCACGCTCTTCCCATAGCCTGTCCGGATCCGGGTATGACGCGGTCACACCGTTAAAGATCTTCGCGAGACCCTCCGAAACGATAAACTCTCGATCGTCTGAAATGAGAACGTCATCATCTGTTATGCTTGCTGACGTGACGAGAGGAGCACCGACACTGATATTATAGACGCCGCCGCACTCCGCTATCTGTCCGCCGCAAGACTTAAGAATTTCGTCAATGACTTCGAGCGGCTCATCTTCAAATGAGAACTCAATGCCCGCCCGATAACGCTTGTTCCCGTTCGTGAGTTCGTCACACACGTTTGCCGCCGCTCTCCATACCGGGAGCGACACGGCTTCCGCTGGCACGTTAAGGCCCCACGTCCCCGAGCCGCCGGGTAATGGGATACCCTTAAGGATGTTCCAGACCATGTCGACCGGGTTTTCACGATACACGATTGCCGTGCTTCGTGTTCCGGCCATTCGCATTCCGAGAACCGTGAATTTACAATCCGGGAGTCCCGTGAATTTCTCTTGTCTAAACTTAAACGTCACGACTGCGTATGCGACACCAGTCATGATCATAGAAGAATCCCATGGTCTTGATGGATGAGTTCCAAACATCTCGACGAGTTTCGGATCCGCCGCTATCTGCGTCCCATCAAAGATTCTCACGAAGACATAACCATCGAGTTTACCGTCTTCATCGACGACGCGTCTTCCGTAGTTATCTTCTGCGATATATCCGGCCTGGCCCGGGACTCTTTGACGTTCAGCGATCGAGCACTGTCTCCCGTCAACGATCATCGACTCAACACCCTGAATCCTGGTGTCCGCAAGTGCGATGACGTAGACGAGATATTCACTGTCCATATCACCCTTAAAATCGAAAACGTATGGCGGGCATATAGCCGCCCCGCCGGTACAATATCTTCCGAAAATCGTTGTCTGTGATGTGCTCTCACCCGCGACTGTGACGCTTGTCCTCACACCGCCAGACTGAGTCGGCTTCTGGAGTTTTTGTGCGACTTTCGAGAGACCGACCGAAACGGCGGTCTTGAACATGAATGATGCCGCTCCTCCGAGCAAGCCTCCCCCGAATGCTGTTCCAGACCAGAGGGCCCCGATTGCTGCTCCGACCGCCGGCATTATTCACGCCCCCCTTCAATTGAAAAGGCACGTTGAATGTCGTCAAGGCTCACAAAGTAAATGCCTTCCTCTCCGACCGCCGCAACCCGATCACCGACGCAAAGTCCGAGCGGCCCCTCATTTAGAATGACGATGTCACCGACCTGCGTATAAACGACATCAGTGATCTCGTGAAACGTCTTCGCGACGAAGTCACGCTGATCATCAAAACCGGCCGCCCGGATCTTTCTCAAACCCCCGAGTTCGGTTGTGTAACGACCGCGAAAGTCCGATGCCGGATCTTCACCCGTTTGTGCTTCAACGCATGATGCTGTGAAGAGAGCACAATCCTGAACTCCGTACTGGAAAGGAATGTCTCTAACTGAATCTAAATATGAATAGAGACGCGATCTCCAATCTTCTCGACGCTTCATGTGACACTCCGAAATATCATTCGGTGTCTATTGAGGTCCGGGGCATTGTTTTCGTCAGCGTATCACAATAATTTAGCCCCTGCTCCCCATCCTGAATCCCGTCTCTGATTTTTGACCCCAGGCTACTTCGATCGTTCCCGCAATGCTTGCGTACTTCCGTCCGTTGTCGTTCGGGTTTCGGAGTTTCTGTGCTGCGTCCGATTTTTTCAGTGCGAGCGTTTTTGTTCCCGCTCTGTTCTGCGAAACGACAACGACCTCACATGATGCCGACTCACCGATTTGAATATTGATCGTGTCGATATTTCCTCGATATGCGATCGGGAATCGGCTTTCGAGCGGCTGTCCCGCCACAAAAATTCCTGTTATTGGATCAAAGAAAACGAGACGCATTTCGACTGGTGCGAGAGTTGCGTCGTAAGCACGAATGAGATTGATGACGTTCGCGTCAATGATCGATAGAGTGAGCCTCTGATTTTGAATCACGGTCCCCGATTCAAACGTGATCTCAGGAATGCCGACGATCGGCCCGGCTCCCGCGTACGTTCGAGTCTCTGATCCGATTGTGACTGTGAGATCATCTTCATGAGTAGTAATACCCACCGATTCGATAGCACCCGTTTCACGATTTTTCGCTTTAATCCAGATCAGCCATCGCGCTGATATAGCACCCTTTGCGAGATAAGTCCTTGCGTTGTCAGTTATGTCCATACCTTTACTCCTTGATAACTTGAATGAAATCGAATGACATGCCTTCGGCATGTGACGGATTGAAAACAAACTGAGACACGGATCCCGGAATGATCTGTGCGACGATTGAAGGGCGTTGAAAGATCACTGTTGCGTTGTTTAAAGGTGTTCCCGGGCCGCGGATCGGACACATGACCGGAAGAGCGACGAAACCACCGTTGATGGTTGCTATTTGTCTGTTCGTGACTTCGTTGTAATAACGCTTCCCGTTTATACGATACGCGAAACGGTCACCAGGATTCAGGACATAGCCCGGGCGAGCGGCTGTGAGTACGAATGTTGATCCGGACGTTGAGCCCGAAACTTTTGGAACATATCCTTGAGTAAGCGTGCCCTTCGGATCCTCAAGAGGATACTGATTCTTCTTGTCGATCACTTCGAATTTAGCACCGGCATTCATCATAGTATTGACGAGATTCGATTGAATGCGGGCATTCGCATGTGACATTGGAGCAAGTGTGATCCTGCCCTTCCAGAGCCGAGGTCCGTTTTCAGCGGTGAGGATGTCACCGCCGCCCGTTTGTGAAGTGATGAGACTCGCATCAGGATACATTGAGAAGTCTGCGATTTTCAGTTTATCAAAGAAATTGACAAGTGTTGTGTATGCCATTTTATTATCCTCTTGATCGCGGATCAGCACTGTTCCGATTAAACGTGCTTGATGTTTGTTTCTTGTCGTATGACGCGAGTCCGCCCTTCACGATCTGAACCGCGTTATCATTCGCTTGACTGATGATCCTTGCCTCAACACCGTCCGATATTGAGATCTCAACGCGAGAGACGCCGCCCGATCCTTCGACAAGGCGACGAGAGGCGGGGTTGCTCAAAATCTGTGAGCCCCGTGACAAGTTCACGAGTTCAGGCCCTCTCTCGCCGACCCAGGTGAGACCCCCCGCCCAGTTCGACGTCCCGTTCGCGTTCTGCCCGATCCCGCCGAACCATCCCGTAAGCATGTCTCCGATGCCGCCCCAAGACCCGGTCCCTTTCCAGAGCGTGTTCCACGCTGAGTTCGCGAGAAGGTTCCCGAGTTGAGAAAGCAAGTTCTTCGCCGCGTCACGGGCCGACGTTGCCCCGGTGATGAAACCCTTGAACATGTCACCGAAACCCTTATCGAGCGTGTCCACGACTTCACGGAGCCCGTCTTGGGCCCGCTTCAACGCGTCCGTTTCGATCACGAGTTGTCTCACCTGTGCGATCTTCGTCTCATCACCGATCGCCCCGGTCTCCTGTGCTGCCCGATAGATCCGTTCTTGCTGTTCGGTCATCCCGAGCGTTGCCCGATACCTGTCATGCTCTTCGATGAGTTTTGTCATCGCGTCACTTTGCCGATCGATAGTCCGAGCCTGCTCACGCTCTTCGTCAGTCAGTTTCGGTTTACCGACGGATCTCCCGCCACCGCCGGATCTTCCGCCACCGGATTTCTTGGACGAGCCGCCGCCGCCCGCCGCCTTCATGGCTTCACGCTCTTTCTTGCCCGCCTCATCGCGGGCCTTTCCCAGAGCATCCTGTGCCGCGGCCGCCGCGTTCGCCGCGGATTCCTCTTCTCCGAGCATCCGGATAGCGGTCTTATAGGCCGGGCTGTCATACTCACCGGCATATTGAGCGATGATCGCTTTCCGCTTCTCACCGTATTCCGCATTCCGTTGGGCTTGGAGCCCGGCCTTCGCGGCGTCAGCGAGTGACTTCCCTTGTGCGAGTGCCGTCGTCTCGACCTTTGCCGCGGCGGCTTGGATCTGGAAACCGGAGATAGCCGCGAGGCTTGCGTCGATTGCCCGAACCTGGGCGTTCACGGACGCCATGGCGTTCGCGAAAGCGTAGCCCGCGACTTCCGCGTCATACGTTGCGTTAGCGACGTTGATCGCGTGATCCACCGCCGCGGCGGCTTCCGCGTTTCCTTCGACCTGTGCGGCCAGGGCGTTGAGGGTTGCGAGTTCCTGATCCCGAGTTGCCGCCGCCACCGCCTCTTTATAGGTCAGTGACTCTGCCCCATATTGAAGGGCAATGGCGTCAAGATTGAGTTGAACCGTTTTGTTTGCCGTCTCTTCATTGAGACTCGCAACCCGATCTTTGATCGTCTTCGAATATGCGATCCCGGCCACCGCTGAATTATATTCTGCTTCAACCTGTGCTTGTGCGTGCTGAACCGCCTTTTCGGCTTCCGCATTTCCCGCAACTTGTGACGCGAGTAGATTTAGAGCCGACATCTCCCGATCACGATCCGCCGCGGCCACCGCCTCTTTGTAGATCCGAGACTCTTGACCGTATTGCGAGGCGAGGGCATCGAGACCCATCTGAATCTCTTTTTGTGCGGTTGCTTCTTTCAGTTTTTCGAGTTGTTCTGTCAGTTCTTTCGTGAGCACTTTTGACCCGGTAGCCGCGGCCGCGGCCGATCCGGATTCGGATAACGTGGATCCGAGATTCTGGATCATCCAGTTTGTCGAGATGATGTCATCTCTCACCGTCTTGAGTTCTTCTTTTAACTCACCAACCTTATTAGCGGCCCCGCGGTCCCCTATTTGTGCCATGATATTTTGACGGGGAATGTCGTTAAGGATTTGAGCCTCACGCTCAATGAGAAGATTAAGTTTCTCTTGTGCGGCAACACGCTTATCTTCGAGTGTCTCGACCGTCCTCTCCTTATTAGCCGCATCACGTGCGACCTCATAAGCCGCATATGCGTCTTTTAGATCCTGAACCGTTTTCCTCTGTTCTTCCGCTCTCTGCTTCGCTTTCATAAAGCCCATCGTCATGAGTCCGAGTCCGGTGACGATGATCCCTATCGGCCCGCCAAGTGCTGCGTACGCGACACGCAAAACACCGGCCGCGGCCGCCTGTGCTCTCATCGCGATAGCACCGGCCGTCATCCCCGCGATGAAGCGGAGTGAGGAGAGGTTCATGAGTGTCATTGATGCGGCTGTCCCGGCCAGAGATGCGGCAAGGCGTCCTGCTGCGACTGACGCGACTACCCCCATAACCGTTCCGACATTCGAGAGGATCGCGGTGAGTGCCGTTGCGGCCGCGGAAAGGGTTCCGCTCATGAGCCCGCCGATTACTTTCAAGCCCTCACTGTTCTTCACAAAGTCAGCCATTGCGGCCGCCCCATTCTCGATAGCCGGGGCGACGCTTGCGATCATGGACATCCCGATCCCGCCGAGGGCCGTCTTCATCTCTGTGATCGAGGCTTTCGCACGCAAGAGACTGTCCGACGTTGCTTGTGACATCACGGCCCCGGACGCCTTCGCCGCGTCCCCGAGCCTGGTCATTTCCGCCCCGCCGTTCCGGAGAAGAGGGACGAGGGCCGTTGCGTCGTTCGCGATCGCTTCGAGATAGAACGTCATCTCTGCTTGGCTCAATCCCGCTTTTTCGAGGGATGAGACATAGAGTTGAAGAGCCTGCGGGCCCGAGAGGTTGCGGAATGCGTCCGCCGTCACCCCGACCTTTGGAGCGATGTTCTCAAAGAAGTCAGCCATTTCGCCGCCGCCGGTTGACATGTAGTCACCGACCTTGTCGTTCACGTCCTTGAGAATGTCCGCCAGTTTTTCGGAACCGATCCCGACCGACTTCGCCCCCGCTTCCCATCTTTGAAACTCATCGAGTGACGCGTTCGCGACGGACGTGAAGTTCTTGAGTTCGGTTGCGGTTGCGATCGCCTTCGCCCCGAAAGCGGTGATAGCCGCCCCGGCCGAAACGGCGGAAGCCGCGGCCCCGGCGACCACGGTCTTCAACCGCTTTGAGGACGCTTCCGTCTTACCGACCCCGGATGAAAATTCCGCGGAATCGAGGGAGAGGTTGACGCGGAGAGCACCAATGACCGACGCAAGACTCATTTCTCAAACCTCTTCCTTAATGCCCTTAAATTCGCCGCAATCCTGGCGTCCTTCTGTTCCGCCGTCATTTCGGCCACGGCGTGCCTCTCGTCTTTGAGCAAGAAGTCCTCAATGTTCGGAAACTTCTCCGCTCTCTTAAACATTGCCCCGAGCCAGGCGATCTGGATTGCGGCGTTGTGTTCGTCCCGCTTTCTTTCCGCGTATGCCGTCATCCGGAGAAGATATTCCCGAGGCGTGAGCGACCAGAACGAGTCCGGGTCAAAGCCCGCCGCTATAAAAGCGGCGTGGCTCTTTTCGATATTTAGCCCGCCTTCTTTTGGCGGGCTTTCGCGTTTCCCGGTGACACCTCTTTCGGGGCGTCCGGTGACGCGGCCGCAACGACCCTCACCCACGCTTCGGGATCTTCCGAGACGATGTCCCCAGCGTCAAAAACTGAGAGATCCGGGTGATGACGACGCAAGCACGCGAGATAAAAAGCCCGGAGATCAGTCAGTGAGACCGATCCGTCATCGAGAGATTCAAGAACCTCTTGTGCCCTCTTCCCCGCGATGCTTTCGAGTTCAGCAAGAGCGTTGTAATCAAGAACCATCTTGTGTCCTGTCGCCGTTTCGATCTCGCCTTTGAATCTGTTCGCCATTCCTTATCCTTTCTTTTTGAATGTCATTAAGAGGGGCGGCCGGTGCCGCCCCGATTTCGTTACGGGGTTGCGGGGCCGGAGATCCGGAAGGTTGCTTCCGCGGTCAGTGCTTCGTTGACCGGAGCGTTTCGGGTGTAGCCCTTACAAAAACCGAAATACGCGTCACCCGTGCTTTCGCCGGGAAGGACAAACTCGATCGTGACGATTTCGCGAGTTGCGAAAATTTCGGTGAGAAGAGTGTCCGTTCCGGATCCGGGGATCCAGTTCATCGGGATCTTGACTTCACCGTTATCGATGAGCCCGCCGATATATTCTTTCGTGTTGCCCGAATCCATATTCGTGACGTCAATCTCATCAGCCTGAGATTCCGGCCAGGTGATGTCTTTGAGTTCTGCGAGTTTCGTTCGAGTCGCGCCGACGCCCGCTTTTGTGACGTAGACCGATGTTCCGATCCCGATCTGTGCTTGAGTAGCCATATATAATCCTCCAAAGTGAAGCCGCTTCGAAGTGTTATTGAGGTTTGATGGCCTATTTTCGTCAGGGACCGTTTTTATTTTCACGAGTGCCAGACAAAAAACGTTAGTCGTGATCTCTGCTTTTCGTTCTCGATCGTTTGAGACGCGTCACTGTAAAACACGCGATGAATCCGATCTCCCTGGTAACCATCGATTCCTGAAATGACTGAATCACGGGTTGAAGCCATTTCTCCGTATGTCGTTGCGTAAATATCGATCTGGACTCGTGACTGCGTGAGCCCGTCCCGCCCATCCATGTTGTGCGTGCCCGGCGACGAGATGACATTAAGGACGCAAGCCGGATAAGCCGACCCCGCGGGGTTGACACCGAAGTTCACGGGAAGACCCGGGTTCAATGCTTTGATCAAAGTTCGGATTTCTTGTTCCATCATTCGTCTCCCGAGTCCGGGAGATCAACCGCGATCCCGCGTTTCGTCAGAGAAGCGATCGTGTTCTCCCAAGATTTTTTCTTGATGTCTTCGAGCACTTGGCCCTTCATCGAGTCCCATGCCGGGCTCAAAAACGGATCCGGGGCGGTGTGTTCCGTCCCAAACTCGACGAGGTGAGCCTTCGCGGATCCGGCCCCGATAAACATCTCTGCGGCGTGTTTCCCATCGAGTTTCTTTTCGAGACGCCTCTGCGAGCGGGTAAGTTTCGTGCTCACCGTAATCGAGGCTTCCAGAGCCCCGGTGTCATGCGGAGCGTTCGCGGCCGCCGCTTCCGCGACCGGCTTCCCGGCTTCCCGGAGCGTCTTCCGGAGCACGTTCTTCGCGTGTGCTTTGTGAAGTTTTTTCAGGTTCTCTTCGAGGCCCTTGAATCCGGTGATCGTGATTTTACTCATTGACGAGCCCACCCGTGATTTCAGTGAAGACACGGCGGCCGATCTCCTTGACCGCGACGATGTTGAAGACCTTGCCCTCATAACGGACCCGGTCCTTCGTCGTCACATCCGCCCGAAAGCGGATCTTGAAACGGGCGGTGATGTCGGCTTGGACGGATCCCGCGGCCCATCTCTCACCGTCTGAAACGGCGGTGTATGACGACCAGAGCACCGCGACCGGGGCCCACGTCTCGACCTCTTGATAGCCGTCATCGACAAGCGTGCGGCGTTCAAGAGTGACGCGTCTGTCGAGATCACCCGCCCCGCTCATTAGATCAATCCTTCGGCTGGACGGTTGATATGGATGAGCATGTCGAATGCGAGTGGCACTTTTGAGAGAGGTTTATCACTCACGCCCTCTCTGTTTTGATACCAGTTTCCGATAAGCAAAAGAGCGGCGTGTCGGAGCGTGTCTGGATAACCGGGATCATGAGGAATGCCCGTCGTCTTCTCAATATATTCGACTGCGGCTGCGAGAAGCGTGAGGACGTATGCGTCCTCTTCCGTCCCGTCAATCCGAAGATGTGTCTTGATGTTTTCAAGGGTGATCATCGACTTGCCTCACTTTATTTCCGGAGCACCGGATTGTGCCTGATTTTCAGGAGCCTTCCTTGCTCTGCCATTACGAGCGGGGCCTGATAACCGATCAATCTTTCCGCAAGCCGCGGCGATCTCTGCGAGTTCTCCATCAACAGCCGTTCCAGCCGGGATCGTTTCAGGATAAATTTTACCCGGAACGACTACATAAAAATCTTCTTTCAGTTTTGGCATGGCGGAACCTTTCTTTTGAGATGAAAACGGGGGCCGGAGCCCCCGTCTTTTGGTTAGGCTGCGATCGAGAGAAGTTTGATCGCTGCGGTGTCACGAGGAGTTCCGCCCACCCTTTTTGCGGCAACGAATTTCACAAAACCGGGACGGGTGTACGGGTCAACAATCAGGCTCATCCCGGCGATGTCCGTGATCAGATAGCCTCTCGACAAGTCACCAAACGCAACCGGAGTAGCGTTCGCGGCGATGTTTGGCATGTCTTCCGCAATCACGACACGCTTCCCGTGAATCTTGTCAAACTCACCGGCAATCAGTGAAGGCTGATAGAGATACTGCCCGTTTGCGTCTTTGATCTTCGCAAGCGTTGCCAGAGTCCCGGAATTCATCAGCCAGGACCCGTCAGCACGGTATCCGCCGTTAATCCCATAGAAGAGATCCAAGAGCCTATCGTGTGGGTTTGTGCCAAGTCCGTCGGCAACACCGGTCTTGATCAGCCCGAAACCGTTCCCTGAGGACAAGAGTCCCTTGGGCTTGTTCGTGCCATTCCCGCTCACGAATGCCTTGCCTTCACCTTCCGCAAATTTCTTCACGAGAGAAGCGGTCAGCCAGGCTTCGAGTCCAAAGGTTGCGTCTTGGAGAGCGTGCGTTGAGACTTCAACAATCGCGTGCTGTTCACCAAAAGCGGGCGTGATGCGTGCGATGTCCGGAGATGTCGTAACGTCACGATCATCAGTCTCACCGACCCAGACGGTTCCGGCATTAGCTTTGTCGAGCAACTCAACGTAATCAGTGCTTGAAACGGTTACGACGGATGCGAATTCACGGATCGGGCTCACGCTGTTCAGCGTTTCAAGAATGCCGGATGCGATAACGCGAGGGATCGCGACCCCATCAGTACCGGCCACAGTGATCGCCGCGGCTTTCTGCTCACGCTCAACCCGGTCACGCGTAGTGTGAGCCTTCGGATCGCGAAGATAATCGATGAAGGCCGATTTGTGCTCATCAACTTCCGGCTGCGTGCCGAAGTTGCCAGGACGGTTCGCCTTCGTCTCAATCGCCGTCAGGCGGCTTTCAAGGGCGGCTTTCTCTTCGAGTGCCTTCGCCAAATCTGCTTCAATGCGTGAAACGGTAGCCGCGTCAGCTTTCGTCTCAACAGCGTCACGAGTTGCGGCAATCAGTTTGTTGCTGTTCTCGATAGCATTTTTAAGTTCAATATCCATTCCGATTTCCTTTCTGATTATCGGGATTTGAGGAGTTCAGCACGCTTGTTAAGCAATGCCAGAATTTCGCTCTTTGCTTCGTCAGCGTCCCGCTGCTCAGAAAGTGCGTTATAACCGCCAGAAATGAGTTTCTGCGCGTCGTTTCTTGAAAAACCTGAATCTCTCAGTTTTTTTTCAAGATCTCTCTTCGTCATTTCAGACGCTTTAATAGAGTCAATTTTCGCGAGTTCGTTCATAGGGAATGTGACGATGCTAATTTCCCAAAGTTCCGCTTTATGAATTTGCCTAGTGTCACCCTTCCATTCTGCGTCAACTGTGCGATAACCAATCGACAGAGAGTCGATAGCCCCGTCTTTCAATAGAGCGATGACGTCCTTTCCGCGTGCCGTCTCAGAGATAATGCCCGAGACTTTCAGGCCCCTTTCGTCTTCAACGATATCAGCCCAAACCCCGCAAGGCTCATCAGAGTTATGATTCCAAAGCATCTTGACTTTGCGTCCTGATTTCAAACTCTCAGAGAAAGCACCAGGCATCACGACGTCACCCCCGGAGTCCACATTTCCAGAAACAGATCCGTATCCGGAAATATTTCGCCCGGTGTTTTCACCGTTGTTATCAGACTTAAAAGAGATGCTTTTATGTTCCATAAAGTAACCCCGCGTTTCTATTCGCGGGGTTATTGCGGTTCGGGCTTCTCCTTTCGTCAGTCAATCAAACTTTTTTTTCTGGATCTGAAATGGAGTTCATCGCTCCGCGTGACGGTTTGCTGGTCCATTCCTCATTGACTGGATTTAAACCGACTTCACGTCTAACTTCATCGACAGACATCCATGCTGGTTGCCCGCCTGCTCCGAGTGCTTTCGTGAAGTATTCTGCTTGTGCTGCCTGGTCACCCCGCATCAGTTCGATCTCATCAAAGTCAAACCGCATCCCCGGAGTCTGTCCAAGAATATCCCGATCGAGAGCAAGTTCGATCCGCCGACACCAGGGCATGATCGTGTTAATCACATGAGCCCTGAACATCTGTTCAGCACTTGCGTACGTAGCGGCTTTGTCTGCTTGACCGAGCATGATTGGCTGAACACGAAAGACTCGTGCGATCTCTTCAACAAGAAACCGACGGCTCTCGATGTATTGTGAGTCAACGAGAGACAAGGTCATAGGAGTGTAAGACGCTTCTTGATCGAGCACTGCGACCCCACCCGGTCCACCAGGTCCGAAAAGTTTCTGCCACATCTCTCGAAGTGCCGTCCGAGTTTCCGATGTTACCTCACCCTTAAATGACAAGATCCCGGAAGGACGTCCGCCATTTTCAGCGAGAGTCGCTTGTTGGTTTTCGAGTGCTTGCGTGATTCCGATCGCCCTGCGTGCTTTTTGAAATGCGGGGATCCCGCTCACTCCATCAAGACTCACGCCTCTAAACGCAAAGACTTCTTCTTGTCCGAAATACTGAACCCTTCCATTTAGAAATGTCACGCGATAGCGGATGCCGTAATCGTCAGATTGTTCGATCTCCCATGCCCCGGGCGGCACCGGAATTAATTCACTCACTTGCTTTCTGTCATGTGACATGACTTTGATCGAGATTGCCCCTCTTCCGAGGACAGCACAAAAGGTCATCTGTTCGATAAATTCAAACGCGGTCATCCATGAGTTCGGGCGGCGGGTCAGAAGTTGATGAGCCCAATGATCGTGAACGACCCGTGTCCCGTCTTTCGTATCTTTTATAAGCCGAAGTGGCGTCTTTGCGACGTCTTCCGCGATCACGCGTGCGACTGAAAAAACGAGTGACGTTTCTAACGCGTCATCAAGATTAACCGGCCCGCCGGATCTTCCTTGCGTGACTCCGAAAACGGTAGAGAGTAGACCCCGTCCTCCACTGAATACCGTTGCTTTCTTCTTTTCGAATAGACCAAACATTGTGACCCCGCGTTTCAATTCGCGGGGTTATTGAGGTCCGGGCATGTGTTTTCGTCAGTCTTTTGAAATTTAATCTCTGGATATGCGTCGAATGTAGTTTCGGACGGAAAGGTAAACCAGATACCAGATGATAAACTTTAATATCCAAGGAACCGCGTCACCGATAGGAACATCGTAGTTTGTGTAGTTCGCGTCAATAATTAAATCAAAAATTCTCCACTGAAAAATCCAAACAACCCAAGTTGCGAATACACCGATAAGTATCCGTTTTCCAATTTGCTTTGAATGCGTTGATTTTTTTTTCATCTCGTCTCACAACACCAGTAACCCTGCCCCCTCAAGATATGACTTTTTGGAGGGTTCCCCGCCCCCTTCTTGAAGTGTTCCAATCGACATAGCAAGAGCAACGGCACCGTCAATCTTTCGTGTGCTTGTGCTCTTCGTGAGTTTTCGGTTTCCTGCTGGATCTCTCACAACGATCGCGTTCGCCATGCACATCGTGAGCAAAGGGTGATTTCCGTGCTTGATCTGATTTTGAAGAATCATTGTTTCAGTCGTCCGGAGTGCTGGGCTCATTGAAACGAAGCCTTGCCCAAATGGAACGAAGTGTTCCTCAATGAACGCTTCCGTGAAGCCCACATCAAGAAGCGATTTCTTCAAGTGACGGAAGTTGTATCTGTCGAAAGCGATCTTGCGTATGACGCAACGTGAGGAGAGATCCCAGAGATAGTGAGCGACGAAATCATAGTCGATCACACGACCTGGAACCGCTTGAAGATGCCCCTGCTCAGCCCATAGATCATAGGGCACCTTCTCCTTCCGTGCTTTCTCCGAAAGCCCTTCTTGAGGGAGCCAAAACGTGGGAAGAATGTTCAATCTATCATCCTGCGAGCCTGGCGTGCGATATGCCGCTACGAAAGCCGTGAGGTCCGATACTTCCGATAAGTCCAGCCCCCCGTAAATCTCTGCCCCATCGATCGGATCAGGCGTGGCCGCGTTCTCATCCCAGATTGGCTTCGCGATGAAAGGAGAGTTGATCTCGATCCTTTGGTTGAGGATGAGATTGCGGAAGGACGCTTGAAAGGACGGCATTCGCTTCGCATTGTCCGCGGTTGCCTGCGTCTCTTTCTCGTTTTGAAATATCCCGAATGCGGGGTTCGCGGCACGCAACGCGGATTCGCTGAACGGGTCCATCTCCGGGGGGGCGGTGTAGAGATGACATACTGTGTGAGGATCCTCTCCCGCTTTGTCGATCAGTTCGGAAAGGAGATCTCCGTCCTGCGCCGCTTGTGTAGAGATGATGATAGAAAGCGGGTTTGCGTGAGCACCGGATCCAGTCTCAACAGCATCATATAAGTCCGACCTTGGACCGCGAACTTGCCCGAGTTCGTCATGAACGGAGAATACCGGTGAAAGCCCGAGAGCCGTTTTGCTCTCTTTCGACAAAGCGAGATAACGCGTTCCGCGACGCGGGCATGCCATCTCTTTCGTTGACTCTTTAACGGTCACAAAAGCGTTGAGTCTTGGCGACATGTAGATCATCTTTGCTGCGAGTCGGAAGACGACGGAAGCCTGCTCTCGACTCTGTGCTGTTGAGTATAACTGTCCGCCCTGGACGCTTTCTGGCCCGCACAAATGAAGAAGGAGAAGCATAGCGGTGATCGCCGTCTTTCCATTTTTCCTTCCCATCGACAAGATCGCTGTGCGTGTCACATTCTTATTATCATAGACCGCAAGAATGAATTCTTTTTGAAAAGCCAAAAGCCTCACTGGCTTGCCTTGATGAGCCCCTTCGGGTATCCGGCACATCGTCTCAATCCATCGGATATTCCGTTCTCCGCGTGTCTCATTCCTCATCGCGAGACCTCTTATTCAAGCCTTCCTCTTCCCTTCTCTTTCTGTTCTCGTGACGCTTAATCAAACGAGCACGATCATTTATTCTGCGAGTAAGCACCGCTTTCGCATATACTGGGCTCATCCTATCGAGACCGCTCTTTATCGGTTCGACTTTATTCATGACCATGGCTCATCAGGTTCCGCGGGTTTTTGAATTTTTGCGTTAACAGTTGATTGCTGCGTGATACGAAGACGTGTTGCGAGAGATGACATCGCCCGCCCTTCACGCTCCTGAATTTTCAAGAGACGATCATATTGTTCGATCCATTTTTCTGATGTCTCCGGATCCGCTGTGTGTGCTCTAATGATCGCTGAAACTCTTCTGGCTTCACACGCATGACGGCAATATTGAGCGAGTAATTCGTAAGTCTCAGCAAGAAACCAGTCTGCCGGCATTCGATTGACAATCACCGACCAGACATCTTTTTGCTCACGCGTCATCCCGTTAAGTGGTTCGGGACGATCAGGAATGTAGTCGGCGGAAAGTCCCGCTTCTTCGATGCTCTTCTGATCTGATGATTTACGTGCCATGTTCAAAACCCAAAACTTTTTTTCTTCCCGCATTCCTTAAGGAGTGACCGGCCCGCGGTCAGGAACGAAACACCCCAGAGATCGAGACACCCCCGGCCCTGCCCGGCGGACGGCGGTGAGACCGGGTGGCGAACAAAAGGAGAAAAAAACCGCCACCCGATCCGGACTGTTATTGAGGTCCAAGGATCTCTTTTCGTCAGTGAGCCGCAAAAAATTCCGAGGGTTGAGGTCTCCGAGCCCGGCCGAGGGGTTTAGGTCTCCGAGCCCCGCCGTCTGATATCCGGCGTCCGGTCAAAAGGGGTTGAGGTCAACGACAACCTGAGCACGGGGCCAGCACACGGGATACGTGACGGCATAATCAGCAGCACAAACACAAGAGGGACGAGTGATCCTCAACCGTGACGGCGGCGGGATCCTCAACCGGGGACGGGGCGGCGGGCTACTCAACCGGGCGGCCCCTCATTTGTGAAACTTTTTCTCTTCCCAGACATGAAGAGGAGTGACCGGCCCGCGGTCAGGAGCGGAGAAACGAGTTAATACACTGTCCATCCGTCTATGCCGACAGGCTTCACATCTTTGCTGTGACGTTCACCTTGCGTCTTAAATGCGTGACAATCGTCACAAATACACTGAAGATTAACGAGATCATCCGTTCCGCCTTCATGGCGAGGTTTGATGTGATCAACAGCATCAAAAGCACGCGTCCGACCTTGCTTCAAGCATGGGACGCATAGCCCGCGATCCCTTAAGATCGCGAGCCGTCTCTTCTTCTGCCAGGCCCATCCGTAACCCCTGTCAGTTGATGATGTCTTGTGCCATGTCACGTCAAACACCGAAGAAGTCAGATGATGTTAAGCCTTTCCGAGCAAGTGACTCTTTCATCTCATTTATCGCGTGCTTCGACGTTCTGCTCACGTTTTTATATGTGATGCCCGCTGCCGCCCCGGCTTCATATACAGATGAAGGATCATCAAGCATGTGACGATGAGTGATGACCGCTCTTTTCTTTTCGTCGAGTTCGTCGATCGCATCCCACACCACGTTCTTGATCTCGCAATGTATAAAATGATCTGTGATATCAGTTTCATGATCGTAAGAGTGATGTCCTTCGATATACTCTGCCGCCGAAGTCCTCGAAGAAATTGCGAAATCAATATCCTTAACAGTGACGCCATAAATGCGTGCGAATTCCGACTTGGCTTTTCCTCTATCAATGCCCGCCGCTACTTCCGATTCAATATATTTCGTAGCCCTGTTTTGAATAAATCGAAACTTCTTATCGTGTGACTGCGAGACAAGAACGGACAGGGACTTCTCTTGTCTGATTTCTGCGATAACGAATGACATGACATAAGCGTCAAAACCGCCCTTTTCTATGTCATATGAAGTGAGTGCTGTTGCGATAGCGATAGCACCCGCCTGCTCCATGTCTTCTTTTTCCATGAGATTCCGGTCAGAGCCGGAGAGTCGGGAAATCATGGGCTTCAATCTCTTTTGTATTTCAAGGAAGATTCTCTGTGAGTTTGTCTCTTGATACTCTTTCGCGAGATCACTGATTGATTTGTCTTTCATGTCCGTTTTCCTTTTTGTTTCTCCGATTTTTCGGGTTTCGTTTCGTATCATCAACAAACGAAAAATCAACATAAATAGAATAAAAGCACGAAATCCCGATGCTTGATAAAAATGTGTTACATAAATGATACACTAAACAAAAAGGCCCGCCAGATATGGCGAGCCTCATTTTTTTCTTGCGTTTTTAACTATCAATGATATGATGTCTTCATTCATGTAGTCACTGTGTAGCCCGCCGATTTTTCGGCGGGCCTTTTCTTTTAGCGTCGTGCCGATTTTTTGAAAGGAATGACGTTAGCATTTTCGAGTTCGATTGCGTGTCCCGCCTTCACGATCTTGAAGACCTTCCCGCTTTCGGACGTGAAAGCATCACCGATCGACGCGTGCTCCGGTACTCGTGACAAGTCCTCATCGGACATCTCCGTGCCCGCGAGACGCTCACCGTCTTCCGCTTGTGCGATGAAATCGATCGCCCCTCTTGGATCGTTTCCTTCCGCGTATGCCCGCCCGATAACCGTGAAGCGGATCCCGGCCCGATAGACGACCCCGCCGATCTTCACGCTATCAAAGCCCTTCGCGTTCATCGCTTTTCCGAAAGCGGTCACGCTCATTGGCTCCGCCCCGTTCTCCGAGCAATACGTCACATAAGCCGCGTAGATCTCTTTTGACGTCACGCGAGCATTGTCACCCTTCGAGACGCAAGAGGACAAGAAGTCACCCACCGGATCCGCCTCTTCGCGTGTCTTCGAGAGCGAGTCCATCGCGTCGGCGTATTCGGGGAAGCCGTTCGTTGCGTATTCAACGGCTCCCTCGATGAGCCAAGACAAGATCCCGGACGCCTCTTTCTTCAAGCGATCGAGAAGGCCGGTGTCGAGTGCTTGCCAGTGCCCCTTTGGCTCTTGCCCCTCGCCGTTCCAGAAATAGTTCAGGAAACGGATCCGGCGGACGCGAGACCAGACCGCCTGATCGTTCTCCGAGATTTTCGGGAGATGGTTCGTCAGTAGCCAGGGAGTCGCCGTTGTGCGGATGCTCTTTGCGTTCGCGTGAAGACTGCGGACATACGTTTCGGATTCCCCGGTTACCGCCTTCATCGTTGCGGTGTCGAGAACGTCGGACGGGTTGAGTTCCGAGCAAAACGCGATCCGGGATCCGATTAGAGGAAGCCTGTCTGTTGCTTCCGGGGCCTTCCCGTTATGGCGGCAAAGCATCCGGGATTCAAAGCGGCGGACGTAGTCTGGCCCGATCGCCGCGGCGACCGCGTCCATGAGGACGGTCTTCCCGTTTCGTCCGTTCCGGGTCTCGTCCCGATCGTCACCCGTGATGAAGAAAAAGAGCGACCTCTCGTTGTGAGCAAAGAGCGAGTATCCCAGAGCGACTTTGAGGTACGCCTCTTTCGCCGGATCATGACGACCGTTCCGGTCTTTACAAATGTCAGTGATAAACGCTTCCCAGTCCGCCCGGGCGGCCTTCGGGTCATACGTCATCAACGTGACGCCGGTCAGCATGTCCTTCGGATCGTTCGGATAGACCCGGCCGTCCTTGAGGCAAACCGTCCCGTCGGGCGTGTTCAGGAGTTCAGGCTTTCGGTCAAAGTCGGCCTCATCAGCGATCAGCCCCGTTTCGGCGAGCGAGAGTGCCGACTTCATTGCGTTTTTCGACTGGCTCCGCCTTGCGTGCTTGGTCATTTCGGATTTCCATTCGTCACGCTTCTTGCGTCCGTCTTCATCATCAGCCGCCAGGAAGGGGTTATGAGCCTTCTCGACGTCGATCGCGTGGATCATGTCTTCGACACGCTTCATCGCTTCATGGTTCGAGTTACGTTGCCAAGCCACGCCGTTGTAAGCGATCCATGACGCGGATTCGCGGGAGAAGCGGAGAACGTCACCGTGCCGGATCTGGATCCGGTATGCGTTCCCGAGTTCGGTGTGCTCAAGCGTCGAACAAAAGCGATCAACCGTCATCGTGGGTTCGCGATCAAGTGCGTTCTCGAATTTTTCAAAGATATTCATGTGTAGTCTCCGTGTTGGATTTGAGTTTGTTGTTATCTTTGAGACGGGAGGATCACCGTGATGACGCCTGTCTCTTTGTCGTATGCCGAAACGAAAACCGTTTCCGCGTCATCGAAATCGTCGAGCGGGAAAGGGCCGGTATGAACCGCGACACGTCCCGAGATCCGGACGAGTTTCACGAAACCGCCCTTCACAATCGCCGCCGTCTCACGCCTCACGGCGTTCGAGACCTTGCTTGCGTCGAGCGTGCCGCCATTCAAAACGACCTTCTCCCGCGTAGCATCGGCGATCTCCCCGATGAAAACGGGGCGACGAATAACCTTTGAAACCATTTTTTGACCCTTGAACATCGTCACCCTCGCTTTCTTTCGATGATCAATAGATACCCGGGCCAATCGTCGAAATCAACGAAACAAGAAACGAAAGGCCACGATAGTTTATTTGACGAAAAACGAATGTGCGAAATATGTTACAAAAATATAAAGAATGAATCGAAAATATCCTTACGGGGTTGAATACTTTTGAAAATGCTTATGTTTTCGAAAGCGTTGCGAAACGGCCACTGTCAAGATAAAAGTTTGAGCGATTTTCGATGAAACCGGAAATCGGTTTCGCGTGAGCGGTCTCTTCCAGTTTTGAAAACGTCCCCGCACCCCTCAAAAATAATCAATGAGAACGAAGTGATTCGCGTTAGCACCGGATAGAAAGAATGGCGGGGCGGGCTGCAGGACTGTAGGACGGTTTGAAAAAACGTTCCTGGAAACGTTCCTGGTGATTTTATTCAATAAATACAATGATTTGAGCGAAAATCAGGACTGTAGGACTGTTTTTTCACATTTTTATTGATATAGAAAAAAAAGATTATCTTCATAGAACGATCATTTTTGCGGAAAAACGGTCCTACAGTCCTGATTTCTGTTTAAGTGATTGTTTATATTGATATATCTTGCCAGGACGGTTTGAAAATGAACGTTCCTGAACTGTCATGTTTTCGATGAACTGTCCTGCAGTCCGAGCCTACCCTTCTTCATCTTTTCCTTATTTCATTGAAAAAGCCGCCCGAAGGGGCGGCTCTCTTTCTTCTTCATCTTCATTGAGTGATCAGGGGCGGATCCTGAACTCTTCGATGTCTCCGCCCGCCTCTTTGACCTCTTTGAGCCAGGCGGGCATTCGACCGCGGCCGGTCCAAGTCATCGACGGATCTTTCGGATGCCTGAACCTCACGGGCTCACCCGTTCTTTGCGAGATCATCGTCTCCGCTTTCTTCGCGAGAAGTTCGTCAATGTTGAACCCGTGCTTCTTCGCGACCGCTTCGAGTTCTTCGATAGCGTGCTTCGCTTCTCTGTCTCTTGCTTTCGAGAGTGCGTCTTGTGCGAGACTAATGATCATTTCGAGATCAGCACTCGCAAGATCAGGAATCATCTCGACGACTTTTTCCATGAACTCTCCAGCCGCCTCTTCATCTTCCGTGATGTATAGATCATCCGGCGTGTTCGTCATCGTCTTTCTCCTTCGTTTCGTTGAGACTGTCAAAAAGATGATCGATCGTCAACGCTTCACTTTCGTTTCGCCCCGTCACCGTTTTCCGGCCCTTGCCGGATCCCGGGCAATCTCACACCGACGAAAGCCCGGAAGCCCACGAAACACGCTAACGTATAGCCCTTTTGAGACCCTTCCCGGATCCCCGTCATCCTCACAACCCGCCCCGATGAGACACGCTAAAAACACGCTAACGTATAGCCGTTTCACGACCCTTCCCGGATCCTTGATATCCTCAACCCCGGCCCGATGAGGCATCCTCAAAACACGCTAACGTATCGACGCTTTCCTCCCCCACCTGGCCTTCTTCGGCATCCTCACCCCATGCCGGGCGGGATCCTCTCAAACCGCCCCAACGTATCGACGCTTTCCGCCCCTCTCCGGATCCCCGGCATCCTGAACCCCGGCCAGGTGAGACGCCCTGAAAACACGCTAACGTATCGACGCTTTTCGCCCCTCTCCGGATCCCCGGCATCCTGAACCCCACCTGATCGGGAGCCCCTGAAAAACCGCTAACGTACGGGCATTCTATGACCCTTCCGGGGTCTTCGGCATCCTCAACCCCACCTGATCGAGAACCCCTGAAAACCCGCAACCGTATGGCCCTTTTACGGGCCTGGCGGATCCCCGGCATCCTCTCGACCCCGACTGATCGGGAGACCATGAAAACACGCTAACGTATGTGAGTTTTTCGGGCCTTGTCGGATCCCCGGCATCCTCAACCGCCCCGCACAATAGAAAAAGCCGCCCCGGGGGCGGCTCTCTCTCATCTTCATCGAAACTCATCACGACGCGAGAAGACGCTTGTTCGCTTGTTCCATCGCTTGCCGGATCGCGATGAACTCATCATCGACAACGATCCTTCCGCCTCTTTCTGCGACGTAAGCGTTGAAGGTGTCGGTTGTCCGGATCGTTTCGAGAGCACGCTCTTCGATCTTATCCGCGAACTTCGCGAGTTTCGACGCGTTCTTGATCCACGATTTGTTCTTCACGACATGAGCCGCTTGAACCGCGTTCGGGTGAGATCCGGAGAACTCGCTCTTGAACGTCTCGATGATCGCCTTCGCCTCACGCTTCTCTTCTTCCGCTTCCGCTTGACGCTGAAACTTGACTGCGAGAGTTTCGAGTTTCGATCGTGCGTCAATCCAGATCCTCGCGTCCATTTCCGTGTTCAGTGCCCGCTTGACGCCCGCTTCGTGCGTCTTTCCGAACTTCGCGACGAACTCGTTTCGGATGTCCTTCGCCCATTTGACCTGCTTCTCCGATCCCCGGATCAGGTCTTCCGTGATTTTTTCGGCGGGCTTTCTGCGATTCAGGAAACTCTGAAAATCGGATGACGCCGCGAGTCTCGCGTCGGAAGCACCCATGAGCCTTGCGTCCCAAAGTCCGTCTTCAACTTCATCTGCGAATGCTGCGATGTCTTGCGTGTTGTATCTCATGTCTTTTCTCCGTTGGTTTTTTTGTTTCCAGATTCGTTTCTGGCAAGACGCCCTTATGACGAGCAAAACGAAACTCAAACATAAAACGAAAAAGAGCGAAACTTTCTCCCGATAAACGAAAAACCGTGACATTTACGCCACGGTTTCATTTCGTTTCATTTCGTTTTTGAGATCTTCACAAACACGATCCGGATCTTTGCTTATGATATACACCCCGCCCGCCTTTTCGAATGCCGCCTGAAACCTCTTTTGCGTCTCACGTTGAGCACCCCGGGCGGCCTTACACTCGATCGCGACGGATCGCCCGTCGATCGTTCCCAGGATGTCCGCCGTTCCGGGCGGGGCCAACTGGATCCAGCGCCTATCTTCGTTCCGGATCTTCCCCGAGTTGATCCTCATGAAGAGAGATCGCCCCACGAAACCGGCACAAAGGGCGACCAGGATCCTCGACTGGATCTCACTCTCTCTCATGATCTCAAATCATAAACGAAAGGCGATGAGTGAAGATCTCTCAACGCGTCACGACGGCCCCTCTCGTATGCCTCATCCTCACGATCTGCCGCCTCCCATCTTTCAATGATCCGAGACGTCCTCTCTTGTTCGTGTGCTTCGATAGCCTCACGCTTTCCGTGCTCGTATGCCGCCTCTGTGAGTTCTTGCGTGTAAAGCCTGGCCTCCGCCATGAGAACGATGATCGCCCCGGCCATCGTAAGACCGTCTTCCCGGGCCAATCTCTTGACCGCCTTCTCGACGTCCTTTTCCCAGCCTTTTAGGCCGGTCTCTTCGTCAGCGATAAAGTTCAGTGCTGCGTGACCGAGTGTTTCTTCTGCTTTGTCTTTCAGTCTTCTCATGATGTTTCTCCCGTATTGATTACGGGTGTTTATTGAGGTATAACAGAAAATATTCGTCAGCGTTGAGAAATAAATGCTATCTTAAATTTAGTTTAACGTTAAACCAACAATACTTTAACGTTGAACATATAGTTTATTTCGGCCATCCGGAATATGACGTGGCCCTTACCCGACTTTGACGCAACTCCCATCTTTTTGCGGCCCATCCCGACGCAAACTTGTAGCCCCGTGACTTTCCGAGTTTCACAAAGTCTTCGAGAGACCGGCACTCACGCTCTTCCTGCTTTTTGCGATCGGAGAGGGCCCTCTTTGCCGCCTCGAGTTCTTCGGCTTTGATGCGTCGGAGTTCGCCCGCTTTCGCGACCGGGATCCGATCATCCTTCTCGTGCGTGTGTCCGCACAACGGGCAAACCGGAGCCGCTTTGTGAACTCCAAAACACATCTTACAAAGCCGCGTTTTCAGGGTGTCTCCATTCGTTGCTCTTGCGTTTTGATCATCTTTAACGCCGTCCAGGCTCCATTCTCGGATCTCTTCGACGAGCCCGTGACGCAACGTGTTTCCCGAAAGATCCAGGACGATAGCCTCATCCTTTCCGTCCGAGATCCGGAGAACCCGACCGACCATCTGTAAGTAAAGAGCAAGGCTCTTCGTTGGACGCATGAGAAGCACGACTTCGAGCCCCTCAAAATCGAAACCTTCGGTCAACGTCTCTATGCTTGCGACGATCTTCGTTTCACCCGACCTCAACCGGGCAAGGATCCCGGCTCTTTCGTCTTTCGGGGTGTCACCCGTCAGGACTTCCGCCTGGATCCCCGCCGCATTGAAGGCGTCAGCGGTGAGCCCGGCGTGTTTCACGCTCACGCAAAACGCGATGCCGGATCGGCCCGGTGTGATGCGTTGATACGATGAGACTGCGTCACCGCAAATCGTCGATCGTTCGAGTGCTTCCGCGAGTTGATCAGCCGCGTAATCACCGGCCCGTGTCTTGACCCCGGTGAGATCCGGAATGGACGCGGAGTACGCGATCGGCCGCATTAAGTATCCGCGACTGATCAGGTCTTCGATCGACGGCCCTTCAACGATCGTTGAGAACGATCCTTTGAGCCCTTTGCCGTCGAGGCGGCACGGCGTTGCGGTCAATCCCAGGACGCGGGCGTCAGGATACTCTTCAAGCACGCGAGCGTATGAGTCAGCGACGGCACGATGAGCCTCATCAACGATGATGAGATCAGGCTTTCCGACTTTCTCGAAACGACGCGTGAGAGTCTGGATTGATGCGACCTGAACAGGTGCGTCAGGGGTCATCTCTTCACCCGATATCACGAGACCCGTTTCCAATCCGAATCTTTTAAGACGCTCATTCGCCTGATCGATCAGTTCTCGACGATGAGCAAGCACGAGAACGGACTCCCCATCATTCACCGCGTCAGCCGCGACTTGCGAGAAGATCGTCGTCTTACCTCCGCCTGTTGGAAGCACGAATAACGCCCTCTTATTCGTCTTGAACGCCACTCCGATATTTGAAACGGCGGACTGCTGATAATCCCTCAACTTCAT